ATGGAGAAGGATTTGCGGATACTTGGCAAAAACCAACGCATGGAGGAATGGGCGCAGCGCGTATCCGAATGCCGCAGCAGCGGATTAACGGTGCGAAACTGGTGCGAACAGCACGAAATCAACGAAAAGACGTATTACTATTGGCAGCACCGAATCTGGGAATCTATGAAATTTGGGGTGTTCATACTCTGCACGATTCTTGACTTTTCCAAGGCGCCGTCTGGTTTGACGCTTACACTGGAGACGTATGCACCAAGCTATTGCAAAACAATATCATTTCAGAAAACAAAATTCCTTCTCTTTACAACTGTATCACTAAGGTTGTCGAAGCTTGTCGCGCTATACCTTTGAAATACTGAAGCCGCTACTTTAGGTCCGTAAATTTTGCTGACTGTGTCGGTGGAATTCTCAATGTTGATCCGCCACATTTCTCTATCTTCTTTTGACATGAATTTTTACCTCACTTTATTGAGTACTATTGTCTGTTTATATCTGTTTACAAATTTATAACCTCTGTGTAGTTGACGATTGTCTGTGAAATGCTTATAATGCATTTAAAAGTCTGTTTTCGTTGTTATCAGGGCCTTCCGATCAACTGTCTTTAGTATCGGAGAAACATCAGGTACCAGAGAATAGATGAAACGCTAAGAATCAGGTACCGGGGGTGATCGGCATCAAAAGTTACGAGTTTCTTAAAAAGCTGTACGGTTATTTGAATAACCAGAAAAACCAGGGCACATTTGTTATTAAGTTCTTTAATGCCGCTGGAAGCCGCTATTTCACAATGTCCGCCAGTTACGCAAACAGGGCTAACATACGAAAATAGCCACAGACATTGATGTCTGTGGCTTCGAAGGGAATTTTGAATGCAAGTGGGAAATGTAGGACGCAGATGGCGAAAATTGCTTTCCTAACCATAGATGGGATTTTAATATAAGAATTCATGTTACGTTCCATACGAGCGATGGAGGAGAGACCAGTGGATAAAAATATAGAAAAGTGGTCGACACTTAAAGAAGTACAGGAATACCTCGGAGTTGGACGCGAAAGCATCCTGCAGTGGATCAATAAGCGTAATATGCCTGCCTATAAGGTCGGCAGGCTTTGGAAATTCAAATTGTCCGAAATTGACAAATGGATCAGATCCGGCGGCGCATCAGAAGAAAGCAATACGGAAGATAATGAACAGGCTTAAAGGAGGGAAACTCCGTTTGTGGAAAAACTGATAGATGTTCAGAGCGGTCCGGTAGCCCCTCTTCTGGACTTGCTTCTTGAGGATAAATCAACAAAGAAAAATATTATCTGGGCAACCGATACCTATGAGGAACTTGGACAGGGCTTCACAGATAAGGAGCCGATAAGTCGCAGTCTTCTCTTGCAGCATACGGACATCATCAAGCCGAGAATCCAGAAGACACAGGAAGCGCAGCAGGCCCGCACAAGAAAAAAGGCCGAGGTGTTCACACCGGCATGGCTGTGCAACATGATGAACAATTACTGCGATGAAGAGTGGTTCGGCAGAAAAGACGTATTCAATGCAGAGAACGACGACCACACATGGACGGTTGCTGAAGAACCGATTGAGTTTCCAAAAAGAAAGACGTGGAAACATTATGTGGATTCACGGCGGCTGGAGATTACCTGTGGGGAAGCGCCTTATCTTGTGTCCCGCTATGATGTGTCAACAGGACATCTTATCGTGCCGCCAAAGCATCGAATTGGACAGCTCGACCGGAAACTCCGGATCGTGAATGAAAATGCCGAAAACTATGACGAGTGGGTCAAATGGGCAATCCGGGCGTTCGAGGCGTCCTACGGGTACGAGTATCAGGGTGACAGTCTTCTGATAGCGAGAATCAATTTGCTCCTAACATTTATCGACTACTATCAGGAACGGTGGGACAAGGAACCCGACGAGAAGCTGCTTCAGACAGTGGCGAATAAAATTGTATGGAACGTCTGGCAGATGGACGGCCTGAAAGACACTATCCCGCTCGGAAAACCGTACGAGGAATTCCAGCAGCTAACGCTTTTCGATATGTATTCTGAAATGACAGATATGGCAGATAATGAACCTGAAGCTATACCGTGCAAAATATACAACTGGAGAAGAGATAATTCCATTCTTTTCAACAAACTAAAGGAGATGAAAGTCATGGAACATAAACTTTTCGATTTTGTAATTGGAAATCCACCATATAATGAGGACTTTGAGAATTCAGGAGAAAATGGAAATTATGCGAAGCCTGTATATAACCAGTTTATGGATGCGGTTTATAAAATAGCTGATAAAGTGGAACTGATTCATCCGGCACGTTTCCTTTTCAATGCTGGCAGTACACCTAAAGTCTGGAATGAGAAAATGCTTAATGACGAACATTTTAAAGTTCTTAAATATGAGCCAAACAGTGCTGCTGTGTTTCCTAATACAGATATTAAGGGAGGTGTTGCTGTAACTTATCACGACTATAGCAGAACATATACGCCTGTGAAAATATTTACATCTTTTCCTGAGTTGAACTTGACATTAAAAAAAGTAAAATCAGTAACGACCAATTTTTTCAGTTCGATAATATCAGGACGAGGTGTGTATAAGCTTTCGGATAAAGCATTAGAAGAGCATCCGGAAATTATATCTATACAGTCCAAAGGGCACAGAAAGGATGTTGGTGCGGGTGCGTTTACAAAACTGATAAATATTGCATTTTTTAAAAATAAGCCTTCTGATGAACATGAATATGTTCGATTTTTGGGACTAATTTCCAGTAAAAGAGTTTACTGTTGGGGAAGGAAAGATTATCAGGATGTTCCGGATAGCTTCTATAAATATAAGGTATTTATACCAAAAGCAAATGGAAGTGGAGCACTCGGCGAAGTATTGAGTACACCCCTAATCGGGGAACCCCTAATCGGGGAACCCCTAATCGGGGCTACTGAAACTTTCTTGTCGATTGGTTCATTTGATACAAGAGAAGAAGCTGAGCATTGTCTAAAATACGTTCAGAGCAAGTTTGCAAGAGTTATGCTTGGAATTTTAAAAATCACACAGGATAACACCAAGGAAAAGTGGAACTATGTTCCTCTCCAAGACTTTACTTCAAGTTCTGATATCGACTGGTCAAAATCCGTTCATGAAATCGACTTACAGCTGTACCGCAAGTATGGGCTTGATGAAAAGGAGATTCACTTCATCGAATCGCATGTAAAGGAGATGGCGTGATGGCGGGCATCAAAATCCAAACAGCTTATCCAGTCGTTCCCCAATGCTATGCGTATACCACGCCGGGAGTGCCCGCGCATGACGGCTGGACAAAAATCGGCTTTACGGAGCGGAATGTGGAAACCCGCATTAAAGAGCAGACGCACACCGTCGGTGTGCCGCATAAAACATGGTGGCATCTGCGCGCCGCATACATGACGGAACCATTCGGAGTCTTTACCGATAAGGACTTTCACGCCTATTTGAAGAAGCTTAGCGTCGATCGTGAGGAAGGCACGGAGTGGTTCTGCATTGCGCCCAATACCGCAAAGGGTGATTTTGTTGATTTTACCCAGAATCACGGTGTTGTTTCCGATGATGACGCGGACGCGGTCATTCCGTATAAGCTCCGCGATGAGCAGAACAAAGCTGTTGAGATAGCACTTGATTATTTCAAATCTCACAGCAATGGTGAATTTTTATGGAATGCAAAGCCACGTTTTGGCAAGACGCTTTCGGCTTATGACCTGTGCAAAAGGCTTGATGCGACGAATATTCTTATTGTGACGAACCGCCCGGCAATTGCAAATTCATGGTATTCGGACTATGAGACGTTTTTCGGCCCGCAGTCCGGCTATCTGTTTGTCAGCAACGTGGACGGCATTAAAGACAAAAAATATGTGATGAGCCGTCAGGAGTATCTTGACAAAGTGCTGGATGGAAATAGCCATGCCAAAGGCTGCATCGAATTTGTGAGCCTGCAGGATCTGAAAGGTTCCCTCTATTTCGGAGGGCAGTATGATAAGTTGTCAGAAGTAAGCGCAGACAAAGGCTTAAACTGGGATATTATGATTGTAGATGAGGCGCATGAAGGTGTCGATACCTACAAGACAGATACCGCTTTCAATCATATTAAGCGTAAATGGACGTTGCATCTTTCTGGTACGCCGTTTAAGGCATTGGCAAATGACAAATTTGCGGAAGATGCGATTTTCAACTGGACATATGCGGACGAACAAAAGAAAAAGCGTGATTGGAATGATTCCAGCGAAATTGAGAACCCGTATGAAAACCTTCCACGGCTTAGTCTGTTTACATACCAGAAGTCGGATATCATCCGCGACAAGGTAAAACAGGGTATTGTGCTTGCAGACAATGATGTTGAAGAATATGCTTTCGACTTGAATGAGTTCTTCAAGACGAACGAATCCGGAAAGTTCATACATGACGCGGATGTGGACAAGTTCCTTGATGCACTAACACGCCAGGAGAAGTTCCCGTTTTCTACTCCGGAGCTGCGAAATGAGCTAAAACATACGTTCTGGCTGCTGAATCGCGTAGCAAGTGCTAAGGCTTTGGCAAAGAAGCTGGAGCTTCATCCTGTGTTTAAGGATTATCACATTATTCTTGCAGCAGGCGACGGCAAGCTGGACGACGATGATGAAAACGAGAAGGCATTCGACCGTGTCACAAAGGCCATCAAAGAATACGATAAGACCATTACTCTGTCTGTTGGCCAGCTGACGACCGGTGTCACGATCCCGGAGTGGACGGCTGTGCTGATGCTTTCGAACATGGCAAGCCCGGCACTGTACATGCAGGCCGCTTTCCGCGCTCAAAATCCGTGCCTGTTTCATGATGCACAGGGCAACTCTTACAGAAAACAGAACGCTTATGTCTTTGACTTTGATCCGGCGCGTACACTGACGATATTTGAAAAGTTCGCCAATGACCTGATTCCTGAAACAGCGGGCGACAAAGGAGACTTCGACCAGCGTAAGAAGCATGTCCGTGAGCTTCTAAATTTTTTCCCTGTTTATGGCGAGGATGACCAGGGATCTATGATAGAACTGGATGCCGAGTCTGTTCTCACGATTCCGCGGCACATCCATGCTAAGGAAGTCGTAGAACGCGGGTTCATGTCCAACTTCCTTTTTGCCAACATTTCCGGCATTTTCGGAGCACCGAAAGAGATCATCGATCTTATCAATGGCATGCAAGCAATTGAGGAACCCAAGACGCTGGCGCCTGTCGAGGTTGACGAAGGGACAGCTGATAAGCTAAATCTTAATGAAAAAGGTAACGTGGAAGTCCCGAAGGAACAGGTTATCGGCATGGCAAGCGAGCTTTTCGGAGACAAAGTATATGGGGATGTCGATCAAAAGCTGGCAGCTGCAGTTGAGGACATCACCAAACAGGTTGAGATGACAAAGGATCCAAAGAAGGATGAACTGAAGGAACTTCGCGAAAAATTTTCCAAGCCTATAGCCAATACGCTTATAGACTCAGCAAAAACGCAGTATGGCCATGACCTGAAAAAATCTACACAGAATCAGATGGAGCGGAAAATTCAGGATACCACGGACACTGTAGTCAACCATGAATACGGTGATTACGCTATCCGCAATCACCAACTTGTCAAAGAACGTAAAGACAAAATCGCCGATGCACAAAAATCAGGCGCTCCCATGTCGGAAATCTCAAAGCTTGCTGAAGAATATAAGAAACGAAGCATTAAAGAATATAATAGCATGGTAAACAACATATATCAAAAGCTCCACAGTAATGAAACCGTCAAGAAGGCAGCGGAAACCATCGTCAAAACAGTAGAGACGGAAAAACTTAATAATAAGAAAGATTCTATTGAAGGCAGCGTGAGGGATCACCTGCGTGGTTTTTCCCGTGCCATACCTGCATTTCTTATGGCCTATGGTGATGAAAATACGACACTGGCAAATTTCGATTCACTCGTACCAGCAGATGTATTCTGGGAAGTGACTGTTAATCCGCAGACCGGTAAAGGTGTAACACTTGATGAGTTCCGTATGCTTCGCGATGGCGGCGACTACTACCAAAAGAATGAGAATGGAAACGGAATTCGAGACGAGGAACACAAGAAACATTTTGACGGCCACCTGTTTGATGAAGTTGTCTTTAATGATGCAGTTCTGGAATTTATGAAGAAACGCGCCAAACTGGCCGATTACTTTAATGAGACCAGCAAAGGTGACATCTTTGATTATATTCCGCCACAGAAAACAAACCAAATTTTCACGCCAAAACGTGTGGTCAAGAACATGGTTGATCGCCTGGAGCAGGAGAATCCCGGGTGCTTCGATGATCCGAACAATACGTTTGCTGACCTTTATATGAAATCGGGTATGTATATCACAGAGATTGTTACCCGCCTATACCAAAGCAACCGTATGAAAGTTTTGTATCCTGATAATGCGGAAAGATTGAATCATATCTTTGCAAAACAGGTATATGGTTGTGCACCGACAGAAATCATCTACCGGATTTGCCTAAGGTACATTCTTGGATTCAGTGATGAGATCCATATCGATAAGCACAATATTAAGCTATGCGACACGCTGGATTATGCAAAGAACGGAACGCTTGAAGAAGAGATGAAAAAGCTGTTCAACCTGTAAGGTAAATTGCCTATCAAGACAGCTTACTCTTATTCTTTTATATTCACGCTTACACCGGACTTGAATTCCACCGTAAACTTGTCCGCGTAGACGGTGATTTTCTGAATCAGCCGCTTGACCAGAGTCTCGTCAAATTCAGTGAGTTCGGTCGGCTGAGCGGCGATGAATTCCTGCAACTCACGGATGCGGCTTAAGGTTTCATCCCGAAGCGTGTTTTCGGATTCAGACTGCTTTTTCTGTGCCCGGAGCCGGAATATCTCATCTGTGATGGCCTTGTAATCGTCCTGATTGTTTGCTTTTTTGATGAGCTCTATTTGCAGTTCTTCCAGCCGTCTCTGAATCCCCTCTGGTGAAAGGGTATCTGTTTGCCGTACGGCAGCGGCGATATTCTGCTGCAGGGCGTTTGTGAAGTGGTCTTTATCTTCAAGGACCTGATTGATTGCTTTTACGGAAACATCCTGCAATACGGTTTCGTTCACCGTGCGGTTGTGGCAGGGTTCTTTTGCCGAAGTGGACTCCAACCGGCTGATGCACCGCCAGACAATGGATTTTTTACCCCGGCTGTACCAGTGAATCCGGCGGTAAAGCTCTCCACATTCCCCACAGTAGACCATCTGCGCGAATGGGTGGCTGCAGGAGAAATTTCTTTTTCTGCCGGAAGGGCTGACATACACCACACGGCGGCGGACCAGTTCTTCCTGCACCTGCATGAAGATGTCCTTCGGGATAATGGCTTCATGGTCGGCTTCCACGTAGTATTGCGGAACCGTGCCGTTATTCTTGATTCGCTTCTTGGTAAGGAAGTCGACCGTATAAGTCTTTTGAAGCAGGGCATCGCCCATGTACTTTTCGTTGCGGAGAATTTTGTTGATGGTACTGGTGTGCCATTTCGTATTTCCGGCTCCGGTGAGGATGCCATCTTTTTCAAGTCCAGCGGCAATCCTGCCCATGCTGGAGCCTTCAAGGTATTCGCGGTAAATTCTCTTTACAATCTCTGCCTGTTCCAGGTCAATGATGAGATGGCCGTTCTCGTCTTTGGTATAACCGAGAAATCGGTTGTGATTGACCTGCACTTTTCCCTGCTGGTAGCGGTACTGCAGGCCGAGCTTTACGTTTTGCGAAAGGCTCTGGCTTTCCTGCTGGGCAAGGCTGGCCATAATCGTCAGCAAGACTTCACCTTTCGCATCCAATGTGTTAATGGATTCCTTTTCGAAGTAGACCGGAATGTTCTTGTCCTTGAGCTGCCGGATGTATTTCAGGCAGTCCAGCGTGTTTCGGGCAAACCGGCTGATGGATTTTGTGATAATCATGTCGATGTTCCCGGCCATGCAGTCGTCAATCATCCGGTTGAATTCATTCCGCTTCTTGGTGTTCGTGCCGGAGATGCCGTCGTCGGCATAAATGCCTGCGAATTCCCACTCCGGATTCCTCTGGATGTACTCCGTGTAGTGCTTGACCTGCGCGTCATAGCTTGTTGCCTGTTCATCGCTGTCCGTGCTGACCCGGCAGTAGGCCGCAACTCTCAGCCGTGGATTTTCTTCTGCTCTCTCATTGTTTCCGACCTGCCTTTTTGCAGGAATGAGCATGACTTTTCCCATGAATCTGCCTCGCTTTCAATTTGCCCATAGAGGTATTCCGCCTGCAGGACCGGGTCGTTAAAATGCTTTTCTGCAGGTTTTACGGAAAACCTCGTCGGCAGTGCCTGTGGAACTGTTTCCTTTCTCCTGTTCTTCCGGCCGAGCTTCTCAGCACGGCTTTCCAACTCTTCCTCTGCTTTCCGGAATGTATCTGCATTGATAATGGCCGGATAGAAATCATCACCGAGGTAATGCCGGTTTCTCAGGATGCGTTTTGCAGAGCAGTGGTACATTTCGATACCGGCTTCTTTAGCGGCTTCGGTAAGGGAAAGTCCGGAAAGATAGTTAGTGTAGAGTTTTCGTATTTTCCGGGCATTCTCTTTGTCAACGACGGCAATTCCGTTTTCAATCCGGTATCCGAATGGTGTATGTCCCATGGACTCAAATCCTTTCTGTCAGCGTCAGACCGCATTTCATCTCAAAGCAGAGTTCATTTCTGGATTTTACAAGAATGCGGTTAACGAATTTTTCAAAAAGCACCCCGTCAAAATCATCCAGCATGACGCCTTTTTCCGTAAAATGGAGAAGGGCGGTCGCTTCTGTAACCGTGTGGATGCCTTCACTTTTTCGGTTATTCAGGGAATCAGCTTCCGTCCGGAGGTCGTTGGCCTTCATCAGGAGCTCATTCTTTTCTTTGCTGTAAAGGATTTTATCGAGGTATCCTTGTGCCATGAGTTTCTGGAGCGTTTCACGCTGTTCGGCATTCTGCAGCAAAAGCGTCTGGATTTTCTGGACGCGACGAACCGCATCGTCGGAAGATGAACTTTTGATGGTTTCAACATAGGGCTTCAGAATGAGACGGTGCGCAAAGACCAGCTTGTTTATCATGGTGACAAAGGCAAACTGAATTGCATCCTCTCTGATGAACTTCATCGAGCACTTGCTCTTGTCCTCAATGTGCGTTTTGCAGCACCATGCAGCATATTTGAAATCGCTGCAGGTGTGGATTCTTCTCTTGAAGGTGCTGCCGCATTCTCCACAGATGATCTTCCCGGAAAATGGATACCGATTCTGATATTTGCGGCTTCCCTTCTCTACACCTTTTTCAGCGGCGCGTTCACGAATGAGTGCCGCCGCCATGTTGAAATCTTCATGGCTGATGATTGCCTCATGATGGTTCTGCAATAAATACCGGTTTTTCTCACCGCGATTGTGATGCCGGTTAAACTGGGAATCGGTATAAGTCTTTTGAAACAGGCAGTCGCCGGTGTATTTTTCGTTTGTCAACATGTCGCGGACAGTCGTACTGGTCCAATGCCCGCTTCTCCTGCTGGGAATATGCCCGGCATTGAGTTCCTTCGCAATGGCAGGGCTGCTTTTTCCAGACAGCGTTTCAGAAAAAATCTGTTTTACAACTTGAGCCTGAGCGGGGTTAATAACCATCTTCTCGCCGTTCCAGTCATAGCCATAGGGCGGGTAACTGATTTTGAAGGTCCCGCTTTCAAATCGTTTCTGAACCGACCATTTGCCATTTTGCGAAATGGAAACAGATTCGTTTTGAGCCATACTGGACAGGATAGAAAGGAACAGTTCGCTTTCCATTGCCCCGGTGTTGATGTCTTCCTTTTCAAAGTAAACGGGAATATTCAGTGTAAGAAGTTTTCGCGTCAGTTCAAGACAGTCAGCCGTATTCCGGGAAAAACGACTGATGGATTTGGTTAAAATGAAATTGATCTTTCCAGCTTTGCAGTCGGCCATCATTTTCCGCAGCTGCGGACGCTTCTCTTTCTTTGTGCCAGTGATACCTTCATCATAATAAAGCCCAGCGAACTCCCAGTCATCGCGCGACTTGATGTAACTTTCATAGTGCTCCTTCTGGGCCTTCAGGCTTTCTGCCTGTTCATTAGAATCGGTCGAAACACGGCAGTAAGCGGCTACGCGAAGCTTCCTGCCATGAAAATTGGCCTTTTTGTTTTCCTCAATTTTCGTGACCTTTTTCATGCACTCACCTCCTCTTGGTACGTCTATCTATCACTCTGAATGCCGGAACTATCAAGCAATTTCCGGCATGATTTCCACGTACAGAGGGGAGAAAGTTCTGCGGTTGATGTCCGTTAATTTGTTGAATTCAGCCTGTGAAATCAGACCGTTTGCGAGCATGGTTTCTGCAATTTTCTGAGCGCGGTAGTAATCAAAATCGCCCTGCAGCTTTTCCGGTGTAAAAAATCCGGTATGATCCGTTTTTGCTTCTTCTGTCATCGGTTATCCACCTCCACTTTTCACTGGAGATGGAGGAGCGACTTGAGCGGAAGAAAATCAAAAAAGCCCGCGGGCATTCCGATGAAGGAACACTCGCAGGCAAGGTAGATGCTGTACAATATGTTATTTGCCTTTACCCTGTTGAAATCAATATAGCACTGTCACACCGATACATGAATTTCTATGGCAGCTATGTTACTTGTCCTCCTTTTCATCACGGTCATGGAGCTGTTTCAGCACAGTCTTGAGTTTTTCCGGTATCGGAAGTCCCAGGTGCGCCGCATTCTCTGTCAGAGACAGCCCTTCGTTCGAGAGATAAAAGAAGATGATTGCCGTCCGGAGCACGCCCGGCTGGCCGAGAACCTGCACGTCAATTACGTTTCCGATTCCGACCAGCAGAAAAATCAGCACCTTCCGGCAGATTCCCCTGAAACCGACCTCGGATGAGAGCTTCTTGTCTGAAATTGCGCACAGGACGCCGGTGATGTAGTCACAGATGACAAAGATAAGCAGCGCATAGAGCAGACCGTCGCAGCCGCCGAGAAAATAGCCGAGCCACCCGCCGATGGCAGCAAACACAAATTGTATGGAATTCCAGAATTCTTTCATGAGACATGCCTCCTTGAATTTGTGCATGAAAAAAGCGGCCGCCCGTATGGACGACCGCTCAAAAGCTTTCTGAAAGGATTAAACGCTTAAAGAAGCCTTGACTTTAAAAGCTGTCCATTCGCGGTGCTGGTCCGGATCCATCGGGTCGATGATGGTATAAACAATGCTGCCACGGATCAGCCTGCAGGAAGCGGTAATCAGCGGATTATACCGCAAAACAACATTCGCCGCGTCAATCACCTGGACGGACTGGGCAATCCACGCTTCGGTTCCGCCCAAAGGATACCATTTGCACCGCAGATAACGGGGCGGGTCAGTGGGAAGCAGGTTTCCAAGGTCAATCCAGTCGGTCGTTTTGTGAATACCTGTGCCGGTGACCACTTTCCTTTGAATGCGGATTAAGGTCCGCAGTTCACTGATGTGCATTTTGTATCTCATGGCAGGCGCTCCTAAAACGTGTCTTTGCGGATGCCAAAAAGGATGGCACGGAGCATGGAAGTCAGCTCCTTGAAATCTGCGTTTTCCCGGTTTTCGTACAGATAGGCCACCGCGTAAAGCTCCGCAATCCGCGCGGTTTCTTTTGAAGCAAGAAGCCCCGTTTCGTCTACACGTGCGATATTCATGCATAGTTTCTCCGCTGTTTCTATAAATCCCGTTATCATGGAATCCTCATCTGTAGAGTCAATATGCAGATAAAGCTTTGCTTCATCCAGTGTAATCAGCATGATGTGTCACCGCCTCTGTTTTGCTTATGAATCAGTTGATTCAGGCACTTGCTCCAGCTTTCAGGATCTGGACAGCTTCCGGCAGCACGAGCTTGCCGTCGACACGTTCCTTCGCCACATAGCCAATCATTCCGTTACCGGCAAAGAGCTCGCGGAGTTCCTGAAAACTTCTGGTTCCTCTGTCACCGATGTTGTAGTAGCTGAAATCACCGAAGGCGATCGCGGCTTTTCCGGCTTCAAGAGCAGGCGCATAAGCGGAAGTACGCACCGGATATCCGCAAAGCCTGTCCGGTTCGCCAGCCTGATAGGACGGCTGCCAGATGTAGGCCTGGTTGTTGTCCTTGAGTTTGCGGATTGCCGCGAGGGTGGAGTCATTCAGAATAAAGCAGGCGTTCTTGCGGTACGGGCGCTTCAAGGCATAAATCAGGGTGAGAATATCATCCGTCGCGAGCTTTGTACCACTTAAGGTTACAGCCGTTACACCGCCGCCTTTGTCCGCAAAGATGCCGGTCGGCTTTCCGGTTCCGCTGCCGTTCAGGAAAGCGTCCTCTTCGGCATTGCCGAACGCTTTGCCGAACTGGTCAATGATGTAGTTCTCCAGATTGAAGGCGTTGTCGTAAAGCAGTTCCTCGGTTACCTTGATGGCCACGTGGAGCTTGTGTGCATCAAGGACGATCTGGTCGAACGTCGCATCTCCGAAAGTCAACGCTTCGCCTTCCTCAATCCATGCCGCCGCGGGTTTTGTGCCCGCAATGTTGATCTTGTGTTCGCCGGACGTAGTGATGGTCGTTGCAAGGCTGCGGAAGATGTTCTCTTCTGTGAGTTTGTCGATAAGGCGGGAGTCCCATTCTTCCGGAACGAGGTAACCGCCGTTCGCGTCAGTGCCTTCCTGCAGAATGTCTGACACCTGGTGGAAGCCGCTGCGCATGGCTGTGAGCATTGCTTTCGCGTAGGCGTCAGATGCTCTGCCGTGTTTCTCCGGCTTATTCTCTGTTCCGGCACCTGGCTTCCCGGTAAGGGGAATATTGACCGGCTGGCTCATCTGTTCTTCGATAGACTTTTGGCGGTTCAGCCTGTCGATTTCCTTTGTGAGGCCGGTGATTTCCTTTTCCATCTTGTCGTAGGTGGCTCCGTCTTCCTCAGAAAGGATGCCGCCGCTGCTGCGGTGGGATTCGAGAAATGCCTTTGCCGTTTCCCACGCCTTGGCTCTCTTATTAATTAATTCCTGTACATTCATGATGTTGTCCTCCTATTAAATGAACTGTTTCATGAGGTCGAGACGCTTTTCGAGGTCTTCGACCGATCTGCCTGTGTTGTAAACTTTTGCCTGCTTTTCGTTATCAGGCGGTTTTTCGGAATGTTCCCTGCAGTAGTCGCAGAGCTTCTTGTTCATGGCTGCCGCAGCTCTGTAACGGGAGAAGAGCATGGATTTCGGCTCAACCTCATCGGATTCCTTTTCTGATGTGGTTCTTTCGTCCGGTTCATCCTCAGCAGGTGTTTCGTCAGGCTCTGTTTCCGGTTTTCTACCATAGAGGGAGCTCCTCTCAATCACACCGTCCGCAAAATGCAGTTCGACCGCTTTCCCGGCATTCATCCAGGTCTCTTCGTCCATGAGCTTACTAAGCTTATTCCTCGAAAGGCCGGTCTTTGTCTGGTAAGCGTTGACGATGGAGTTTTTCACCTCGTCCAGCATTTCGATTGCCTTCTGCATTTCGTCAGTGCTGCCCATAGCGACTGTGCTCGGATTGTGGATCATGAGCATCGAGACCGGAGACATCAGAACTTTGTCGCCAGCCATCGCAATGACGCTTGCCGCGGAAGCCGCAAGACCGTCAATCTTAATTGTGACCTTGCCCTTGTAGTCGCGGAGCATGTTGTAAATCTGTGCTGCCGCAAAACAGTCGCCGCCCGGAGAGTTCAGCCATATAGTGATGTTACCGGAGCTGCTTTCCAATTCCGATCTAAAAAGAGCCGGAGTGACGTCGTCGTTAAACCAGCTCTCTTCCGCGATTGTACCGTCAAGGAACAGCGTCCGTTCTTCCGTTTCCTGTCCGGGATTTGCTGGATCGGGCAGCTTATTTCTTGCCCATCTCCAGAACTTGTTTGCCTTTTCCATTGGTATCCCCCTTGTTTGAATTCTGATTGTATGCTGATCCGGCATCCGCGAGCTTTACCACGTTTCCGTTCAGGACGTGGATATTGCCGCCTTCCTCGTCGGAAAGGAGATCCATGTTCTCAAGTTCCCGCACATCATTCACGGAAAAAATTCCGTTCTGAATGCCGGTCGAATAACCGTTCATGCGGCTCTGGTAGTCTCCCCGCAGGAGCCCGTCTACATTAAAGCGGATGAAGTAGCTTTTCTTTTCCTCCGGAGAAAGGAGCGAGCGCTGCATGGACTGTTCCCAGCGTACGAGCCACGGCTCCAGCGTATAAGTGACAAATTCCAAGCTTTGCTGCTCAATGTTCGAGAAGGTTGCATGTTCCAAATCGCCGATCATGTGCGGCGGGATGCGGAAAATCCTCGCAATTTCGTCTAACTGGAACTTGCGCGTTTCAAGGAACTGCGCCTGCTCCGGACTGATGGAAATCGGCGTATAGGTCATGCCTTCTTCCAAAATGGCGACCTTGTTGGAATTGGAACTCCCGCCGAATCCGGCCTCCCATGAGTTCCTTATTTTCTCCGGGTCTTTCACGACGCCCGGCATTGACAGAATGCCGGATGGATTTGCACCGTTCTTAAAAAATGTAGCTCCATATTCTTCTGTCGCCATTGCCATGCCGATGGAATTCTTCGCCATCGCGATCGGCGAATAGCCGACCAGACCGTCAAAGCCAAGTCCCGGAATGTGCAGCACGTCGGAAGGCGTGAGCCTGACCGTCCCGGCCTTCATCGTCGGAGCGTCTGACGTGCTCATCTGGTATTCATAGTAAAGGTGGCCGTTTTCGTCCCGGTCGACACGCATCCGGTTTGCCATGAGAGGATAAAGTGCCGTGACCTCGCCGCGGCCGTTCCGTATGATCTGTGCGTAAGCGTTGCCCCAAAGTAAAAGGTGCGTCATGAGCGTTTCCCGGAAGATGAACGAAGTCATCTCTGAATTTGGTTCGTCATGAAGCAGCGGATAGAGCGGGTGGTCGACAGCCTTTTCCTTGCTGTTTTTGTCTGTATAGCGGTAAAGGTGCAGTGGCAGGCTCGCAATGGCTTCCGAAAGGACGCGGACACATGCGTAGACCGCCGAGATTTGCATGGCGGAGCGTTCTGTCACGGCTTTGCCGGACGATGAACTTCCGAAGTAGTAACGGTAGCCGCTGCCGTTCGTTGAGTCCTTAGGACGGTGTCCTGGCTTATCCCGTGACCGGAAAAGGCTTCTGAAGATGCTCATATGAATCACCAGGCTTTCTGAAAAATGGCATAAAGAAAGCACCTACCTTTCGATAGATGCTTTCAGCAATTAATATTTTATTGTTTCACGGAGCTGCTTTCTGATATCCCGTCCGCCATACATGATGCGGACAATATATACCATTTTATCCGTTTCTTTTGGCAGATAGAAAACCAGATAATTGTCTACGGGAAAGAAACGCAGCCCCATTGTGCCAAGGTTCATCCTCGTATAATCGGTAACGCAGAGGCATTTTACTCAAACTCTTTATATGCTGCAAAATCCGTCCTGCCTGCTTTACCGCTGTATCCGGAACACAGAGCCCGTCTGCCATATATTCATAAATGCTTCTTAAATCCTGGCGCGCTTTTTCGGAATATGCAACTTCCCAGCTCATACTCCAAAGTCCCGCTTCATCTCTTTTTCAACGGTATCTGACGAATAAACCTTGCCTGCCTTTATATCGTCCATACCTTTGTTCATTTCAGTATCAAATTGTTTTTTGGTAAGGGCACCAAAGGCAATCGGAGCATTCGCGGGCAGCTTTATTTCAAATGGAATACCGCGCTGCAGTACGACTTGTCTTAAAAACATTCCTACAGCATTGGACATCGGAATGCCGAGCTGATTGAGTACTTCTTCGGCTTGCTTTTTGATTTCTGGCTCTACACGGGCGAAAACATTAGAAGTTCGTGCCATACAAATCCCATCCTTTCACGGATAGCATAACACAAGTTGGCTGCAATATGCAAGCTAACAGCAAGCAAAAATGAAAATATTATTTACAGAAATAAAATGCCTCTGTCATCATAAACAGAAGCGCCGTTGTCGTTGCCGCAGCGGATGGCACGGTCAAGCGCCATGATCATTGCAATCGCGCCGTCGATTTTTTCCGTACTTTTTTCCTTGTCCGCTTTGATATTTCCTGCAGGGTCGGTGCGGATGAAGATGTTGTCCATCATCCAGCGGAGCACCGGATGACCGCCGTGTGCGATGCGTTTTTCCAGCGTGAGCTTCATGAGTTCCTTCGTGGGCGGCGACATATCCTTAAAGCCCTGTCCGAACGGAACGACCGTGAAACCCATGCCTTCGAGGTTCTGCACCATTTGCACAGCTCCCCACCGGTCGAAGGCGATCTCCCGGATATTGAAGCACTCACCCAGACGCTCGATGAACTTTTCAATATAGCCGTAGTGTATCACATTTCCTTCCGTAGTTTCGAGATACCCTTGCTTCTTCCAGACGTCATAGGGCACGTGGTCGCGTCGAACACGGAGGTCGAGCGTTTCTTCCGGTACCCAGAAGTACGGGAGAACGATGTACTTATCCTCCTCGTCCTTTGGTGGGAAAACCAGAACAAATGCCGTGATGTCGGTCGTGGAGGAGAGGTCGAGACCGCCGTAGCAGACGCGGTTTTCCAGTTCCTCTTCGTTTACAGGGAACGCACAGGTGTCCCATTTATCCATCGGCATCCAGCGGACGGCCTGCTTAACCCATTGATTTAAGCGGAGCTGCCGGAAGGAGTTCTCCTCGCTGGGATTTTGCTTCGCCGATTCACAGGCTGCTTCGACTTTATCGATGCCGACTGTAATGCCGAGCGACGGATTTGCTTTCTTCCAGATCTTCGGGTCTGTCCAGTCGTCCGTTTCAGCGGCACCGTAGATGACCGGGTAGAAGGTCGGGTCAACCTTCCTGCCGTCAAGGATATCCTGCGCCTTCTGATGGACCTCGTAGCAGATCGTGTTTGTGTCATTACCGGCTGTCGTGATGAGAAAATATAAAGGCTGCATTCTGGCGTCGCCGGAACCTTTTGTCATGACATCGAAGAGCTTCCGATTCGGCTGTGTGTGCAGTTCATCGAAGACGACGCCGTGGACGTTGAAACCGTGCTTTGAATATGCTTCGGCGGAGAGCACCTGATAGAAACTGTTCGTAGGTTGGTAGATAATCCGCTTTTGAGAAGCAAGAATTTTGATGCGCCGGTCGAGCGCCGGACACATTCGGACCATGTCGGCGGCGACGTCGAACACGATGGCTGCCTGCTGGCGGTCAGCGGCACAGCCGTAGACCTCAGCGCGTTCCTCTCCGTCGCCGCAGCAGAGGAGCAGCGCGACCGCAGCGGCAAGCTCAGACTTTCCCATCTTCTTCGGGATTTCGATATAGGCCGTGTTAAACTGCCGGTAACCGTTCGGCTTCAGAATGCCGAAGAGGTCACGAATAATCTGCTCCTGCCAGTCAATGAGCTCGAAAGGCTTTCCTGCCCATGTGCCCTTGGTATGGCAGAGCTGCTCGATGAACGTCACGGCGTAGTCCGCCATAACCTTGTTGTAGGCGGAACCTTCTGCCATGAAGCGGGTTGGCTTGTAATGTTTCAGTTTTCTCATTGCCACGGCGGTATCCTCCTTTCAAGGCAAAATAAAAGGCCGCCTGTCGATATATTCGACTGGCGATCCTCACAAATCTATGTTGGTACGAGAGAAAGAGCCGTACGGCTTCTTCTTTCGGAATATTTCTATTCATGTTCAGTTATATTTCTTTACCAAAATCGCATAGGCAAGCTGCGCGGCTTCCGTTTCCGGTTCCATATCCCAGCCCCGGTCGTAGTTGGCAATGACCGCACCGTTTTCTTTCAGCATGAGCTTCGAGATTCTGCCTTCGTTTTCAATTCCGTACTGGCTGCCCTGCTCGTAGTGCTTGACCCAGTAGTGAATGATGTGATTTCCGATTTTTAGGCTTCCTTTGCTCCACATGGTCTTTTCCCTCCGTTTTATTCAGATGTGTTTTCCTTTTTGCATATACATATATCACTCTGAAGGGAACGAATAGCAAGTGGATTCCGGAGAATTCTATGCGAGAAGTCAAGCCTTTTAGGAACGGTAAAATTGTGTAGTTTACGCTTCGCTTGTGAGAATGAAATGCACATATTCCTTGCGGTGTTCCTCAAGGAAAAACACCAGCTCATAGAAATCACGTTTGTAGGCAAGGCGCTGGACGGCGTTTACGTCGAACATATTTGTAAGGCCGGTGTTCTGAATCGCGAGAATCTGTTCCTTAATTTTCTCAGTCATCGGAATCCACCACCTTCCGCACGATGTCGATGCCGTAAATTACATTGAGGCTGGAGCCATTATCCCAGTTTATGAGAAGGGAGCCGGTGTCGTCGACTCCAGTGACTATTCCTCTGATGCCGATGGGCGGTGCCTGAGCATCGTCCATCCGAAGGAGTTCCACGCGTCATCCCACTGGAAACTGCCGCTTCACCTTTTCAGCCGTTTCTTTATTCGGAAATTTCATCGTCAGTGGCCTCTTTTTTCGCCCCGTTCCTGAAACTCGAATTTCCTGTCAGGTTCTTCAGCAGAATCTTTCTCTCCTGCTTGTATTCTGGTCCTATGAATCCGAGCCGCAGAAGGAAGCAGCGGAATGCGTATTTCTCGTTGTCGGCCGGGTGTTCGGTACTGCTTACCCGTTTCTGGTCTTTCGAGAGTTTGCAGAGAGCGGCAATGAAATGGGCGTATGCTTTGGATGCATCCGATCCCGGCATTTCCGGAAACCATGGGAATGAAACTTTATTCTCACCGATTTCAACCGGCATGTCGTCAATTCCAAGCGCCTTCTTGATAAGCGCACCTTTCGCCTTGAGCAGGTTTGTCAGGTTGCCGGTTGAGACCGCCGCCAGTGGAACCGAAATTGTAAGGCCCATGTTTTCGCCCTGTTCGGCGCCATCCGCCGTTTCAGACTCTTCTCCGGACGTTTCCCCAACTTTGGCAGTGAAGCCGCGCTTGTCAAGCTCTTTGATAAGGTCCTCGGTTCCTTTGCTGTCAGCCCTGTCGTCAAACTCCAGTGTTCCGTTCCGGTCGACTGTGAAGCAGCCGACTTTGTAGGATGCCGTTGGCATTCCGAGGTATTCTGCCTTTTTTCCTGTAAGCGTGGCAATGACGTTGACTAAGGACTTCCTGTCTTTTCCTGTTACGTTGTAATCTACTTTCATTGGTATTTGCCTCCTTCGTTTTGGTATGTACATCTATCACTCAGAAGGCCTTATTTATCAAGCAATTTGGGGCATTTTGTGCTGTAGAATATCGCCGAATTACCGGGATGAAATTTGTGTGTTATACACCCTCGGTTTCAACGTCTTTTACGAGGTTGGAATAGGGAATCTTCTCGCCATTTCTTTCTACATGCACATCCCCGGCATCATTCGTATCCTCTACATACCGGCGAAGGATAACAGAGGCATACTTCGGGTCAAGTTCCATCATGTAGCAGATCCGATTCAGCTTTTCGCAGGCCATGAGCGTTGAACCAGAACCGCCGAAAGTATCGAGGATGACAGCGTTCTCCTGGCTGGAATTCTGGATCGGATAGCCGAGGAGGTCGAGCGGTTTGGAAGTCGGGTGATCTTTGTTTCGTTTTGGTTTGTCGTAATTCCAGATGGTCGTCTGCTTCCGGTCAGCGTACCACGGGTGTTTTCCATTCTGCAGAAAGCCATACAAAATCGGCTCGTGCTGCCATTGATAGTCGGAGCGGCCGAGTACGAGACTGTTCTTTACCCAGATGCAGACACCCGCGAGGTGAAAGCCTGCATCAATGAAGGCTTTTCGGAAGTTCAGGCCTTCCGTATCCGCATGGAACACATAAGCCGCGCCGCCTTTTTCGAGATGGTCAGCCATGTTTTTGAAAGCGGAGAGCAGAAAGTTATAGAATTCCCCGCCCTTCAGACTGTCGTTTTCTATCGTGAGACCATCCGAGGTTTTGAAGGAAACTCCGTAAGGCGGGTCGGTTACGATGAGGTTGGCCCTCTTGTTGCCCATGAGCGTGTTCACGTCATCCGCCGAAGTAGCATCACCACACATGAGGTGATGTTTTCCAACTGTCCAGATGTCGCCGCGTTCCACAAATGACGCTTTCTCAAGTGCAGCGGAAAGATTGAAGTCATCGTCCTCGACGTTTTTTCCGGAGTCGTCGTTCATCAGCTTTTCGAGCTCGTCGCTGTCAAAGCCAAGAAGAGAAAGGTCAAAGGACTGATCCTGTAAATCAGATAATTCAACCGACAGCATTTCTTCATCCCACCCGGCATTCAGCGCGAGCTGGTTATCCGCGAGGATATAGGCCCGTTTCTGAGCATCCGTCAGGTTTTCGGCAAAGACACAGGGAACGGTGGTATAGCCTTCCTCACGTGCCGCCTGCACTCTGCCGTGGCCGACCAAGATGTTGTATTTGCTGTCGATGACGGCGGGAGAGACAAAACCGAACTCCCGAAGGCTGGCTCTCAGCTGCGCAATCTGTTCTTTTGAATGCGTCCTCGCATTCCGGGCATAGGGCACCAGTTTATCGATCGGTACCTGCTCAAATTTGGTTGTATCCATTTATATTCCCTTTCTGGCGCGGAGCAGCCGTTCCATGACGTCATCCTGCGGATTGAGGCCGCCGTATTCTGTTGAGCAGTTCTCCTTCACAATCTGGAAGATTTCATCCCATAGGCGGTTGGCCTGATTCATGTAGTTGATGCCGATGTTAATGAAGGGAGAAGGGATCGGCTTGCCAGTCGTCGGATGCTTTGAAAGATATCCGAGCTTCGTTGTTATCTCTTCACACTGAATCCATCTTGCGGAGCACATAGCGTAGCGTTCCAAGAGCTGCGGCGAAACCTTCTGCGCGACACCGATTCTCTGGAGCCATTCCCAGGTTTCCCGGTAGATTTCACCGGCTTCGAGCGTCGAGCCGTCATGCTGCTTGGCAGAAAGAAAGTCATGCGGTGCTGGCATGTCGGCACCTTCCATCTCCGGGATATCCAGCACCTCAAGCGGTCTGCCGCCCGGATTTCCGTTCGCGGCTTTCTCGGATACTGCAGATTTTTTGCGTCCAGCACCCGAACGTCTGCCGCCGCGGCCGCCGGTATTATTTGATTTTGTTGGTATCTTTCTCACCGCCTTCTTTTATTACCCTTTTGAATATGCTTTTTTCGCGCGTGTGAGGGGACGGCGCTTTCCGCTGAAGGAGTGTTTCATGATTTTGACCGCCCCCACCCGCCAAAAATCATCTATCACCACGCTGCTTATGAATCTTCTCGTGGCAGGAGCGGCAAAGGCTCATCAGGTTTGATTCGTCATTTGTACCTCCCTCGGAGAGAGGAATGATGTGGTGGACCTCCTCGACTGCAACATAGCGTCCTTCCTTCAAACACTGCTCACAGAGCGGATGCTTGCGGACGTAACGGTCACGGATTTTCTTCCACGCTCTGCCGTAGCGCTTGCTGGTGGAGTAACCTCGGGTAAACTGTTCGTAGTGCCGCCGCACAAGCTTCGCGTGTTCTTCGCAGTAGGTACCGTCAGTTAGACGTGGACACCCGGGGTAACGGCACGGACGTTTTGGTTTATATGGCATTCATTCACTTCCTCATGGGTATCAAGAAAGCCACCGGGGATTTCTCCTCGATGGCTTTCACCTTTTCAGTTCTCTATGCTATTAGTATAGCACACTCAAACGGGAAAGTCGTCCACGATTTTACTCACTTTACTGCTTTCCGTACAGCAGCAGCGCCAGATGCTTCAGCGCGCGGTTCTTTTTGTTGTAGGCGGAGGAACGCTCTATGCTGAAGTGTTCACAGACTGTGCCAACGGGTTCATCTGTTCCGTTGGAAAGGTAAAACGCTTTCAGCACATACCGCTCACCCTCGGTCAGATTTTCCCACGCTGGCTGGAACCACGCCATGTACTCCAGCGCCTGCCAGTACCGCTCTTTTAGCACGTCGATTTCCTCGATGCCGTTTAAAATGCGTTCCTCACAGGCCTGCGGGTTATGGGCGTGCGGCATCCTATCAAAACTGGGACTGCGGACGTTCTCCATCTTTTCATGCTCCGCTCGGATGTTGTCGGGCGTGTGTTCCAGAATGAATTGCATGTTGCCGTAGTCCTTGAGGGCATCCAAGGCGGCAGCCCTTTTATTCAGGTATTTCCATGCTATCTGCATAACCGTACCTCCGTAAAGATGAATTGAAAGTTTCACTCGGATTGGCACGGATTGTCAAAAGTTGTCTCTGATTTTCAGGTCCGCCTTCACAGCGTTGATCAGGGCTGCCTGTGTGTTGTTCTTATGCGAGAGGGCTTTCAGAATGCGTTCGTCGATGGTTCCCTTCGTGATGATGTGCTGAATCACCACGGTTCCTGCTGTCTGCCCCTGCCGCCACAATCTTGCGTTTGTCTGCTGGTAGAGCTCCAGCGACCATGTCAGTCCGAACCAGATGAGCGTGGAGCCGCCGCTTTGCAGGTTCAGCCCATGCCCGGCAGAAGCGGGATGCACGAGGGCCACGGGAAGCTCGCCGTTGTTCCATCTGCGGATGCTGCCGGAAGTGTTAAGGCAGGAGAACGGGATGTGGAGCTTATGCAGCCGCTCGGATATTCTGGCGAAGTCGTGCTTGAACCAGTAGGCCACCAGCACAGGCTTCCCGTTTGCCGCTTCGATCAGGTCCTCCAGCGCGTCCAGCTTTCGGTCATGAATGTGAACGATGTCGCCAGTGTTAGAGTAAACGGCACCGTTGGCCATCTGACACAGCTTTCCGGAGAGGGACGCGGCATTGGCGGCTGTGATGTCGCCACTTGGAAGCTGCAGAACCAGATTCTTCTTCAGGCTGTCGTACCGTTTCTGTTCCTCATCGGACAGGCGGACTTCGTATTCGCTGCTGATGAGCTTTGGCATCTTCAGGTGATCCGTCGACTTCATGGAAATCGTGATATCCGAAATTTCCCGGTAGATGGTGTTCTCCGCGCCCGGCAGCGGCTTATAAGAGTAGATGATCTCACCGTTTCGCTTATCCGGCATGAAGTAATTTGTGCGGTACTGGGTAATGAACCGTCCAAGGCGCTGGCCCATATCGAGAAGGCGGAACTCCGCCCAGAGATCCATAAGGCCATTTGATGAAGGGGTACCGGTAAGTCCTACGATACGTTTTACCTTGGGCCTTACTTTCATCATGGAACGGAAGCGTTTCGACCGATGATTTTTGAAGGAAGAGAGCTCGTCAAGAATGACCATATCAAAGTCAAATGGGAATCCGCTGTCTTCAATCAGCCACTCAAGGTTCTCACGATTGATGATGGTGATATCTGCGGAGGACGTCAGTGCAACTCGGCGTTCTTTTACATTTCCTACTGCAACAGAATAGGTCAGGTCTTTAAGGTGCGACCATTTCTTGATTTCAGCGGGCCATGTATCGCGGGCGACGCGGAGCGGTGCGACGACGAGGACCCGGTGAACTTCAAAACTGTCGAACAACAGGTCTTCGATGGCCGTCAGGCTGATTACAGTTTTGCCAATGCCCATATCGAGGAGAACCGCAGCTATAGGATGCGTTTCGATATAGTCTATAGCATATTTCTGATAATCATGTGGCTTGAAGTTCATCCAGCATCTCTCCAATCTGCTTTACGCTGTCGATCACATATACTTTAAAGCCCAACGACCGAAGCAGCCGGTGCCTTGCCAACTGGAGCGGGCGCGGTTTCTTTCCGGGTGCCTTCAGTTCCACAAAGGCGATAAGGCCATCAGGTAATAAGACGATGCGGTCTGGCATTCCCGCAAAACCCGGAGACACGAACTTTGGCGCAATACCGCCTGCCTTTTTAACTGCCAGCGTTAATTTGTTTTCTATCTGTTTTTCATTCATTCAAAGACCTCTATAATTGCATGAAATAGGCCAAGTGCAAGGTGTATCAAGGTAGCTGCACGAACTTTTTCTTATATGATTTTTTATGGCCTATAGAAAAGTCTGTGCAGAGAGGTTGATACACCTTGTCATCGGTGCCATTCATTTCAGAAAATCCTCCTCGGCGCCGGTATCCTCACGAATGCGAAGGCCCTTAAAATAGCGTTTTCGATTCAGCGTCAGCCGTTCAAATCCAGCCTTCTCCAGAGCAAAATAGAAATCCGCAGTGCTGCGAACATATTCGTTACAGTCGAGAGAATAGTTCCGGTACGCTTGGTACAGGGCCGCGGAGCTTTCCTTAAATGAAGGGCCGGCTTCACATTTATCTTCAAGAAAATGCCCGAACCAGTCATTCTGACTGCGGTATTCATTGATGGCTTTCGCCACACAGTCGGGAACTGGAATCTGGTAGTCGAGCGCGATTACTTTCTTTGCACCTTCAATGATCCAAGCCAGAATGCTTCCACCAGCGTTTTCATAGAGATACTCGCCATAATTCTTGATGTCGGTATTGCCTTCAATCTTGGCACCAAACGGAATGACAATAAGCCTGCGCCAGATACCATCATCCGATGCTGAGACACGCGGCAGATGGTTGGTATAGAGTACGAGAGTATGGCAGGGCTTGAAAGAGAACGGGTCTTTGTATTTCTTTTCTGCAAATACGTCATCCGTAGAGCAGAGCTGTTTGATTGTTGAGTCATTGAGTCTCGCGCCTTCCTGCATTTCTGCAGCAATGAGAAGCCGTTTTCCTTTGACCTCAGCCATTTCCGGCTTGATGTTCCTGCGGCATCCGACGGTCAGGGTATCGGCGGAGATATTTCCGCTGTAAAGGCCGAGCACACGGGACACCGAATTCCAGAAGGTTGACTTCCCGTTCCGTCCGTCACCATAGGCAATAATCAGTGCTTCCACATAGACTTTTCCGATAGCGGCAAGGCCGCAGATCATCTGGACGTAATTGATAAGCTGCTGATTCTTCTGAAAAATGAGGTCAAGGCAGTCCAGCCAGAGCTTTTCGCCTTTCGAACTGGGCGAGACGGACGTAATTTTTGTGATAAAGTCATCCGCTGAATGTTCCCGCGCACCGGCCATGCCTTTTCTGAGGTCATAAGTCGCCTCCGGCGTGCAGAGAAGAAAGCAGTCTGCGTCCAAATCCCGCGGCGAGATTTCCAGCATCGGATGCGATTCTTTCAGCGTTGCGGTGATATTCTTGGAATCCCGGCGGCGGATTGCAAAATCCCGATAGGCCTTTGCGGTGAGAAAATTCTGATAAGCCTGCATCTGCTCATTGCTCATGAGCTGCGCGGCTTTTGTTTTTGATGTATTGTCGAGGATGTCCTGGGCACCGGTGTCCTTCAGCTTTTTCAAGGTTTCCATCATGCCTTTTTCTGATTCCTTCATCTGCCTTCGGGTCAATTCATGCGCGACTGCCTGCGCACCCGGCTCCGTTTCCTGCCAGTAGTGGCCGCTGTAACGGATGAAATGCGTGGCTGGGGAGTAGCGGAGCTCGTTCGAAAAGTACTTTGCGAGCACTTCGGCCTGACCGACGTCGGAAAAATCATCCGGCTTATAGCTGTTTTCATCGTTGTAAACTTCCGGAGAAACGTAGCCATTCTCCTTGCTAATCTTGGAATAAAAGCGCTGGGCGCTGTGCCAGATTGTGTTAAGCTCACCGACTTCAAGTGGTGGATTGCACTTTGCAGCTTCTTCAAGAAAGCTCTGGTAAGCAGTGTCTGTATCACCGTATTTCTTAATGACAATACCGGCAAAGCGGGACATCGTCGCGTTGCGGCTGCCTTCTGGGATAACAGAATCCTTTTCATAGCCGCCGGACAGATTCTTGTCAAAATCCTCACCGTTCAGGAATTCTGTAAGATTCATGCGGCCGGGATAGAGCTCGACATTGGAATCCGCTGTACCAAAGAAAAAGCGCGCTGCATCCAGAGCTTTTGTATCAAAATACGGAAAGATGGAATTGACCAGTTTCTTCATATCGCTGTAGAGTGAGGCATCGGTCACGCGGTCAATCGGGAAAAGCACATGGAATTTCGGCCTCGCGGGTTTTCCGCTTTTCTCACGTTTATGGAAACGGCTGTAATGAACGGCAAAACTGACTCCCGGAAAGGCGTCCATGACATTCTTTGGGGTAACCCAGTCTTTCGGATTCTCCGAGTGGTCATTGTCGCAGTCTACCGGAAGGCAGTCAGCGGAGATAAAGTTGTCACCATTCCTGTAGTGGTTTTTATATTCTGCACAGACATAGTCATGGCAGACGGCGGTTTTTAGACTGTCGGCATTAATAATTACATTTTTGTGAGGATAGGAGCAGTTGCTTGGGTTCCCAATTAAATCTGAACTGTAGAGGGTAAACATCAGTCGTACACCTCCTCCGATTCCTGCTCCAGTACCTTTGTGATGAACTTTAGGGCGCGAATCATGGTTTCAAGTTCGCAGTCGCCACCGAGAATGACTTCAAATCCGCTGCAGCCGAACTTATTCACATAGGAATTGACCGTCACGTCCGTGCCGCCTGCGTCTTCAATCCTGAAGTAAGTGCGTCCACCGTGGCCGGTATCGCCGCCCTTGTATCCTGTGGTACCGGCTTCCACTTCGAGAATATTGCAGCTTACGACGTCGCGGCTGTAGATTGTAATCTCAGTACCGTCCTCGAGTGTTCTTCTTTTTTCTTTCACTTCATACATCGCGTTAAACCTCATTTCTGGGTAGACTAAAGGCGCCCACCTCTAATTTCCACTGGAGATGGACGTCTGATTTGAGCGGATTATTTTTAATTCCCTTGTTCGATGAGTGGAAGATTCCCGCCAGCTTTCATAAGGTCGTAAATAAAGAGACGCCCGGACTGGGTCCAATAAGTATGAACGGCAGTATGCACTTCTCCATCCGAACCGGAATAGGTAGTGGTTTTGGTAGACGTGTATCCTCTGTCGGCATATTTCTGATAAAGGAGCCAGATTCCACTTGGCTGTTTGAATTGAATTTCCTTGTCGTGCAGCCACTTGTTCATATGCTTGGCACTCCAACCATAGTCTTTGGCGATAATCGAAATGGCCACGAGATCCTTGCAGTTCAAAACGACATCGTAATAGCTGACTTTTGGTTTCATTTCGGCAATCTGCTGTGTCTGCACGGCAACCGTGTTTTCAAGAGACTTACGTTTTTCACGTTCAGCTTTGAGTTCCTGCAGCGCAGCAATGGCAAGATCAGGATCAGCCAGAATGTCATCAATCGCATAGAGACCATGTCTACGGATTGAAGGTAGTACTTCAGATGTTACCCACTTTTTGAAGCGCTTTGCTGAAGGAAGTTTGCTGAAGAGAATCAGAGAATACAGACCAGATTCATTAATTACGGTCATCTGCTGTTCTCCACCAAGGGTGTCACATTTCGTTACTCCCTTGTCGTCATCATCCACATGGTCAATCAGTGCTTTACGAGGATTGCTGTATCCTAAGGCTTCCGCTACATCCTTACCCACAAACCACGGCTCGTTATCTATCGTCGTGGTACGAATAGAACCGAACTCTGAGTTTGTAAATGTTGTTACTTCGTTTGTCATATAATTTTCATCCCTTCTGGGATGGACTAAAGGCGCCCACCTCTAATTTCCACTGGAGATGAATGTCCGGTTTGAGCGGATTATTTTTAATCTTTTTTGTAGAACGGGGTGGTGTAACCATCGGCACGGAGTTTTAAGTCTTTCGCCCACGGCGGAGTCCGTCCCATCTGTTCACAGATCACTTCAAGAGATACGTCCGGATCTGCTTCGATGATCAGCTCATCATGGACATGCATGACAATCGAGCAGCAGCGGAGCGTCTTCATAGCATAGCAGAGGATGTCTCTGGACGTTGCCTGCACGATATTTTCTACGAATTTCGGACCGTAGGAGCTGAGCCATTCCCATTTTTTCGTAGCACCGACACCTTCATAGGTGATGCATTCGCCGCCGAACTTGTTTGTTCCGACACGCGGTTTCACATAGGCAAGGTTCCTGCCGGAGGGAAGTCTGATAAAGAGCATTCCGGATTTGCAGGAAAAGGTCAGCCCATAACTGGAAGTCGTGTGCTTATGCTTAACTGCTTCCATAGCCGCGTGGTCGACATCCCACCAGAATTCCACGATGTGCGGATTTGTCTGCCTCCAGGCGTCAACCAGAGGAGGAAGCTCATCTTCCTTGAGTCCCATTTCAATAGCTCCCATTGCCTTTAAAGCACCGACGGACCCTCCGTATCCGAGCGCGAGCTCTGCAATTTTGCCTTTTTGTCTGAGATGTCCGTTGACGCCGTGTTTCACAACCGGAACATGGAACATCTGGGATGCGGAAGCACAGTAAATGTCGCCACCATCTTCAAATACCTTCTGCCGCCATGTTTCTCCGGCATACCATGCGATGACACGGGCTTCGATCGCTGAAAAGTCAGCTACATAAAAGAGCATGCCATCCTTCGGGATAAAGGCTGTACGAATGAGCTGAGACAGAGTATCCGGGACATCCTCATACAGCATTTTGACAGCATCAAAATTGCCGGACTTCACAAGAGCACGGGCTTCAGCCAGATCGGGGAGATGATTCTGCGGGAGGTTTTGCATCTGAATAAACCTGCCTGCCCAGCGACCGGTTCGGCTGGCACCGTAGAATTGGAACATGCCGCGCGCCCGGCCATCCTTGCAGACAGCCTTCTGCATGGTCTGATATTTCCGGACAGAAGATTTTGCCAGCTGCTGCCGAAGTTTCAAAACCGTCTGCAGCTCCGGAGGAGCAGTTTTCAAGAGTTTCGCAACGGCCTTTTTGCCGAGGCTGTCAGTTTCAAGGCCATTATCCGAGAGCCACTGTTTCATCTGCTGGACACTGTTCGGATTATCCAGCGATGTGATTTTTTTTATGGTTGCAGTCAACTCGCCGCGGGAACGGGCATCCATTTTGATGGCCTTTTCCACAAGATTTATGTCAAGCCGGACACCGCGATCATTGATCTCCTGGTCGATGTGGTATTCGTCCCAGACAGAGCCCGAAACCGGGAACTTCGCGAGCCTTGCTTTAATGCCCATTTCGGTTTCGACATCCCGCCTATTGTATTTCTTGAACAGTGTCCACTTGTCCGGCGCGTCGGACGGCAGGTTCCGTGTGCGGCCGCCGTTTGCTTTCGTCGGAGTACATGGCTGACAGAAGTATTTAATGAGTTCTTTCCCCTCGGTGAGCTTTTGCTTTTCAAGGCCGAGGACGCTGCCGACGCCTTCTAGAGAGAGCGGAAGCCCCATTGTGGCGGACCAGATCATGGAACAGCGCCAGCTTTCCGGATTCAGAAACTGCGCCATCTCTGTTGAGAGCAAATGATTATCATGAAACGGATCAAGACTGACACCGAGGCCCGCAAGGTAGCTGGACAGGCAGATCCGTTCAAAGTTTGCATTAAATGCCCACTTAATGACGGAATCATCGGTCAAGGCATCAAAAATTTCCGGCGGAATTTTTTCGCCTTGTGCAAGGTCAATGACAGATACTTTGCCGCCATCGACTGCATAGCCGAATAGCAGAATTTCGAAGTTCGGAGACTCCGCATATTTATAAACACCGCATTTGGCAAGATTTACATCACTGTAGGTCTCGATATCTATGGATATGTCGTTCAATACATTCACCTCAATTTAAACAGGCGGCAAGGAAGGAATCCCTGCCGCCTGACATCTGCTTATTTTAAAGCTTTCATACGCGCTTCGTGATATTCCAGATCACGGGCAGCCTGTTCCTGCTCACGCTTCTCACGCCTGCGGTCGTACACTGCATCCTGAACTGCACTGATCAGAAACGCAATGCTGAAGCAGAGGCAGATGATGAGCAGGATGATTACCAAGATCGCCTGTAATGTTGTCATAGATTTTCACCGTTCCTTTCTCAGTTCAGGAAATCCTCATCGTCGTCAGCTGCAAAATCTTCCTCAGCGCTTGCCTTGCCGCCGAGCGGTTCTCCGTCGCGGATTTTCTGCAGGTTGTTGAGACCGCAGGCAATTCCCTTGTTACCGGAAGAGTTGAAAGCGTAAAAGGTGATGCTGGCTCTGCCATAAACGCCGCTGTAAACTTCAGAACGGGTCAGAATTGGATTCACATCTGCATCCACGATGCCGGGAGCAGACGCAGCGTTTGCGTTGATGAAGTAGGCATGCGCGTAAGCCGGGTCATCTGGGCGTTCCGTGTCGCCGTCACGAAGAGGGCTCTTGATTGCGGAAAGCGCCGGTACGGTCTTACCGCTGCCTTTAAGTTTTGCTTCGCCTTCCTTGTAGGCGGCTTCGATGGCGGTCTTGATTTTGGCAAGTGTCCTGGTATCGGCCTTCGGAATGATGAGCGAGACACTGTACTTTGGGGTACCACCATTGATGGATTTCGGATCCCACACGTTGGCATAACTCCAGCGGGTATCGGGGCCGGTGATAACTTTCATTGGGTTAGCGATTCTTTTACTCATAATCTTTTTCCTCCATAAAATCATTTTTTGCTGTGTTCATGGCCGGGCGCTTGTCGCTGTCCGGCACGAGTGTCGGTTTGCCCTGTGGTTTCTCAATGTAGGCTGTAAGAAGCTCCTCAAAGCGGTTCTTTCCGAGCATTTTCTGCATAGCGGTGATACCAAGCAGCTTCTTTTCGTATGGGTCGTATCCTGCTTCTTTGACGGTCTCGATGACAGCGGCTTCGTTTGAATACCTGCGGTTCGAGCGGCCTTCGACAAGCTTAAAACCCTTCCACTCCTTGCCGCTTAAGGCTTGCTGGAGTGCGTAATTCTTAATGTCGGATGCCCAGTTCACCAGTTCGTCGATTTGAAAGAGAATGGCCTCAATTTCTGTATCTGAAAGCAACGGTGGGAACTTGAAATCATACTTTGCCATTTTGAGATTAGCTTCAGCTCTGGCGCGGCACTCGTTTTTTGCCTTGCAGAATCCACACCATTCGCCGCAGAGAAAGTTCCCGTCTCCGGCAAAAGCAAGGTCTGCGGTCGGCTTGAGGACCTTGTTTGCCCACTTGTAGAGATCCACCTTTGAAATTTCAAAGGTGCTGATGTTGTCGCGCCTCGGCTGGTAGATCGTCATGCTGACTTTCTCGATGTCGTAAATATCGTCGAAAAGTTCCAGCGCACCGAGGGCGTAGCATTTCATCTGCGGGTTCTCTTCGACGGAAACCAGCACGCCGAGGCCGTATTTGAAATCAAGTACCTGGAGTGTGCCGTCTGCGATAATAAGGCAGTCGGCAGTTCCGAATCCTTGTTTCACCCAGCGGGAGAAGTCTACTCGCTGTTCAACCAGCACGACCGGGTCAGGGCAGGTTTCCTTTGCAGCTTCGACCTGTTCGATGACATAGGCGGCATACCCGGCTGCGCAGTCTTCCATCTCTTCGTTGTAGAAGCTGAGGCTTTCGGTCGGGTCTTTGGCAGGCTGTCCGAGTGCCTTTCGGAGCTTGAACTCGCAGAGCGAGTGTGCGTCGGTTCCTTCTACAGCGTAGTTGCTGCCTTTGTCCTCATAGGTTTCGCAAAGCCTTGCTGATGGCGGGCAGTGGAGCCACCTGTCGGATGAGGATGCAGACAGTACAGCGTGTGCCTTACTTGCCATCGCCGAGTACCTCCGCGTCCTTCATCAGGGCTTTGTAGTTTGCCGGGTCGACTGCCGAGAGTTTGCTGGCACCATACTTCTTCAGAAGTTCGCGGATTTCTGCGGTATGTCCGGCACGAGATTTCTCGGCGAGAACCGCACGTACCTGCTCCAGCGTGAGAATCGGTTTCGGTATGGGCTCCTCTTTAATAGTACTTTTTGGAATTTGTTGCTTAGAATCATCTTCACCGGAGAACTGCTGAGTCAGCCAGTTGGCAACATCGCTAATAGTGGCAGTAGCACTACGCAGGTCTGCGATGGCCTGTGACATTTCGTTCATTTTTCCCATAGGACTTTTTCCTTCTTTCCTCGGATTGTCTTTGTCTGGTGAAAAGTGAGAGGTTTCTCGCCAGTCTGGCAGATACACGACTGATAGAATTCAAAAGTTGAATTTCTTCAGATACATTGCCGCCGGAATTGTTGTAGTTTCCGTACATTTCGTTCACCTTGCTTTCGGAAGGACTTGTTTTTCTCTTGCCTTCACTTTCCACTGGAGATGAGCAGACGATTTGAGCGGAGAAAAGATAAAAAAACTGCCATTATCCTAAAGTAGGACAATGGCCGGAAAAGACTATGATATTGGAATTACTTATTACCACTGATCTTTCTTAGATCTGTGCGATACTTTTTCATTTGATCAGCGAAAGTTCGTTGTGGTCTGCCGAGAGTTTCCGCAATCTTACGGTCGGAGATACCCTCGGGGTTGTCCTTCCAAAGCTGAATGATGCGGTTGGCATCAGGGTCGAGCTCACGCAACCTGGAAAAGAGCTGCTCCAGTAGCATGCGGTCTGCGATTACTTCGTCCATAGCTTTGTGGTTATCAGGTATGTAGTCGTACATGTTGCCATTACCGTCTGAATTTGGAACATCCAATGAAAAGGTGTCGCCCGCTGCATAGAACTCACAACCGATGCAATCGCCATCGCACTTCCAAATAAAGCGATATGGACACATGCAGCGGTGGTGATACTGCTCCTTCTTGCGGATGCGGGACGCTTCCTTATAAAAAGCGTCGTGCTGCTCTTTTGTAACAGGTACCTTTGCTTTGATATCACGAAGATAAATAAAATAGGTCTTGTGGTTTACATCTTTTTTCATTTAAATTTCCTCCTGTGATTTGCAGATTTGTGAGCAATCGCAGAGGGAAATTCATAGTTTGTCAATCGCCTATCTATAGAAAGCAATTGATATTTTCAGATGATCTCGATATAATAGGAATTAGTTGGAATTACTTTGAATCACCATGAACCACAGGTCCTGTCATCCGAGTCGATTCCTGAAAAAAATAGCCCCTGTGATTTCTCACAAAAGCTATTCAATCGTTCGGTAGGTCGGCTGCTATAGTTCGTAAGGTCATTTAGGTTCGACTTGACAATTTGGGGAGAAAAACAGTGACAGCAGATGAAAATTCACGGCTTTGCGGAGGCACCTTCTTCGTCCTGGTTCTTCAGGCTTTGAAGCAGCGCGTCAAGGCAAGGCAGCATTACAAAGGCGAGAGAGATGGCCTCTCTGATCCGGAAGTCCTGATCGGGCTGATCAAAGTTATCAATCCCGACTACCAGGAGCCTAAAGAAGGAGCCCTCAAAGGAAAGACAAACGATTTTAAATCCTGTAAAACATCAACCGGCTATTATTTGCCGTTTGGTAATACTCCGGAAATAGAGACCTTTGACAAGCGTGTCCAGAATGAATATCCGAATGCACTCATGGCCATGTTGAAATTTATATCCGAGTTTCTTGAAACAGGCACCAGCGTGAAAAAAGACGTCCGGCTGGTAAAAGCTCTGATAGACCTGATACAGCAGGACGACAGCATCAATCCCAATGATGAATTCTTCGTTTGTGAGGACGGCGGCAAAATAAAGAAGGCTGCACTTGGCGGCCTTCAAAAAGTCTGTTTCCCGGCATTTCTGCTCGGGGTTTGGCATTATGTGGTTGTGTATCGGAAGGACAATACCGTCGGTAAGAACACCTACGACGGTTGGTGTCCGGAGAACGGCGGTGCTTCGAGAACGTATTTAGGTAATATGGGGAGACGGATCACTGCGCATATGAGTGTATATATGCCTTCTTTATCTGGACCCGATGAACAAGTCCGCGATAATAGCGATGAAGAGCCCCGGTCTGCTGGCTTTGCTACAGAAGAACAGAAATCCGAAACTCCTCCACCTTCGCAGCAGGTAATCAACAATCCCTTATTCATTCAGCAGAATGGAGGCGGTAATGCAGTCATTCCGAATTACGGAACGTTAAACCTTACCATAGGCAAGCGAGGAGGTGGCTCGGATGAGTGACGAAGTAAAAGTGATATCCACGACTGGGCTTACAATCTCCGGGCAGCCGCAGGTGGTTCAGACCGGAAACAATAATGTTACAATACCGAATCACGGAACTGTTAACCTGACGGTTCAGCAGCAGATGGCTGTAATGCCATACTTCGGCGGCAATTTCTATGTGCCTGTCAGGGTTGACCGGGAATATTACAACATCTTCGTGATCGGCACAGAGGAATTCGACAAGCCTTATTTTAAGGTTCCACGCGACAGAGCACTAACCCACCTGATGTCGGAAAAGACAATGAAAAAGTTCTCGCCGCTGACGCCGGAGAACAAAGAGTGGATAAAAACGATGCCATCGCTTTTTATGGCGGAAAACCGGAACTACGGAAAAGCCGATGAAGATCAGAAAGTGATATATGGGTTCGTTTCGGACATCAAGGTTTACGACAACGATGTAAAGGTATACTACTGCGGCTACAAGATAGATATTCCGCAGCAGTGTCTGAACGAGCGTCTCGAAGAGCTGGAGCTCGTCGGTGACAACAGATTTAATGAAATGAACAGAACTCACTGGTCTATTAAGAGATGCAACCTGATACAGGAGCTTCTTGAAGCCAGAGTTCATATCCCGGTGTTTAACATGGGTGATTCACACTGAAGTTATGGAGGATAATCATGGATAATGAAATAGAAAACATCACATCAGAAGCAACACCGGAAAAATGGGTGAATCTTGAAGATATCGCTGAGCATCTGAGCGTTAGTGCTGATACGGTCAGAAACTGGATCAAGGATGGCAAGCTGCCGTTCTATCGAGCTGGCAAACGATATAAATTCAGGATTTCGGAAGTAGACGCGTGGTTGCGCAGCGGGAAGATTTCAAATTAAAATGTCATATGGTAATAATGTGGCAGAAGGAGAATATCTATGACAGAAAAGATGACGTCTTTAATTGAAAAGATAAAACTTGACGCTGCCACGTTTCACGGTGAGACAGTAGAGCCGACATATATCAATTTTTTCTTTGGCAAAAACGGTGCCGGCAAGACAACGATTGCTAATGCGTTCGGAAAGCCTGAGTGCCTTGAATGGCAGAAAGGTATCAATCCTGCTGATTACACAATTCTTGTTTATAATCAGGAATTCATAAATCGCAATTTAGCTAATTATGGAGATCTCAAGGGTGTATTTACCCTGAGCGAAAAAAATGCCAACATAAGGCAGCAGATTGATGATAAGGCCGAAGAGAGGAAGACCTTAATAACAGACGGCAAGCAGGCTGTCGAAGACCGCGACAAGAAAAGCGGTGAGCTCACGCCTTTAAAAGATACCTTTGAAACCGCTTGCTGGAATAATGCAGAAGATATCAGGAAAAGCTTTGAACAGACTCAAGGCGGCAAGAAAAAGAAATTACAGTTCACGGACGAAGTCTTGTCCGGAAAGTACACTGCTGTTGAACACAAGAAGGAAGATATTCAGAAACTATACGATATTGCTTACGATCCGAATGCGCAGAAATATCCGTTGTTTAAGACATCCGCTGATCTTGTGGGCAAATATGACCTTTCCGGAGCAAGCTATCTAGGAGAAGAAGTCACCAGCAGGAGCGAGACACAATTTGCAAAGTTCATGAGAGCACTCAATGCAACCGAGTGGGTGAAGCAAGGCCATGCTGATTACATAGGCCATTCCAAAGGGAAATGTCCATTCTGCCAAGGAGACCTGCCCGCCAACTTCGAGAAGGATATAGCAGAGGCTTTTGACGAGGGTTATCAGAAGGCATTGGACGCACTGGAGGTGTTCGAGACTGCTTATGCGGAGAAGATGCAGGCGCTGATCACACTCCTGAAAGATAATCTGAACGATGTGTTTCCCAAAGTGAAAACTGCAGAATACGAAAAGCTGATTGCACAGTTGAAGACTCTTGTTACAGAGAATGAGCAGCTGATCGCACAAAAACGGGCGACTCCGGGTCAGATTATCAGCCTTAAGGATACTGATGTCATTGTTACTGACATCGACGGTCTCATCGTTGATATCAACAAACAGATTCAGGAAAACAATGATATTGTCGCTACAAAACATGATAAGCAGCTTGAATGCTTCAATATGGTTTGGGAGGAGATCGCATTCCTTCTTAAGGACAATGTCGCAGCCTATCTGAAGAGTAAGGCAGATATTGAGTCTGAGATAAAGACTCTGGATAAAAAGGTAAAGAAACTACGGGAAAAATATAAGGCGCTCACTTCCGAGATTAACACGCTCAATGCGAAAGTTATAAACACGGCAGCGACTGTCGATAGCATAAATGCCCATTTGAAAGATTCCGGGTTCGAAGGATTCTGGCTCCGGGAGAAGGCTGGCACCAAAGGGACATATGAGGTTATCCGTGAAAACGGCAAAGTTGCCGATAAGTTGAGCGAGGGTGAACGCAACTTCATCGCGTTCCTGTACTTCTACCATTTGGTACGCGGAAGCCAGTCAGAAACGGATTCTGGCAAGGACAAGATCGTGGTAATCGATGATCCGGTTTCCAGCATGGACTCCAGCGCTCTCTTTATCGTTAGCGCTCTCGTGCGTGAGATGATCGGTGTCTGCAGCAATAACATCCGGTTGGAAGGTCATGAATATAAGGGTAAGTACATACAGCAACTGTTCATCCTGACGCATAACGCTTTCTTCCATAGAGAGATTACTTACAACCAGGTGAGCCATTATAGGTATGTGAACTTCTTCAAAGTAAATAAGAAAAACAACATATCTACCGTTGAAAAGTGCGTTATTGAAGCCACGAAGATATCTGAGAAGGATAGAAATTACAATCCGGTTCAAAATTCCTACGCGGCACTATGGCGTGAATATGAGAAACTGGACGTTCCAATTCCGCTTATGAACGTGATCCGGAGAATCCTCGAATACTACTTCCTACAACTTTGCGGATATGACAGCAAGACGCTTAGTACAACGGTACTTAGTGCCGTGAAAAAACAAATAACAAAAGAGGCTGAAGGCAGCGTACCGGATTATACGAAATACCATCTGGCGCAGGCGATGCTTTCCTATATTCAACGAGCAGATTCCTTCAACGACGGGCTCCACTTTGTGGATGAGAGCATAAGCTGTGAACAGTACAGAGAGGTGTTCCGCATCATTTTTGACGTGATGGGCCAGAGCCAGCACTACAAAATGATGATGAATGAAACCGAATAA